TAGGTAGCAGCCTTCCAACCAACTGGTTATTGCTGATTGGCACGGGTACTACCACGTGGAACGCTGACGGGTCCGTAACCATGTCGGCCGCCACTTCGCAGCGGCCCGCCATTTACCAAACCGGTATCACCGTTTCGCCTGGCATTGCATATACCTACGGCTTTGTCGCAACCAACGTTTCGGGTTCCCCGACCGTTGCCGACATTGTGAATAGCGGTCTTGTAGGAGAGACTTACGCGGTAAACGGAACCACCGTTGCCGGAAGCACCGTCGTACAAAATAACGACGTGGTTTCCTGCACGTTTACGCCGACCAGTACCACCGCTTCGCCGCGTATTGGCCCTGGTTGCCGTGCCAACGTTTCAAACATGAGCGTTACGGCGTCGCGGCCGCAAATGAACATTGGCACAGCTCTTGCGGCGTATGTTCTAAACACGGCGCTTACGTCCTACTATGCCCCCCGCTTCGATTATGACCCTTCGACGCTTTCGGCAAAGGGTTTGCTTATCGAAGGAAGCACCACCAACTGCGTGTTGTATTCGCAAACCTTTGCGACCACGGGCGCCGGTACGCCGCATTGGACCGAACAGCACATTACGCGCAATAGCACCAATAACACGGACCCCGCCGGCGGTTCTACCGCATTGCGCGTCACAGCCTCAAACCCCACCGGCACGCTGCTAAACAACGTAAACCTTGCATCCGCCCAGCGCACTTTCAGCATTTACCTTCGACGCGTCAGCGGAACCGGCAACGTCGAGCTTACGCTAGACGGTGGTACAACCTGGACCGCGCAATCCATTACCTCGTCCTGGGCGAGGTACAGCATTACGGCCACAAGCACCGCACACGTTGGCGTTCGCATTGTTGAGAATGGCGACAGCATCGAATTGTGGGGGGCACAGGTCGAGGACGGAGCCGCGGCAAGCTCGTACATTCAAACGGGAACCAGCACGGTACAAAGGGCCGGCGACGTATGCAGCTTGACGGGTTCCAATTTTTCGTCTTGGTATGGAACCCCTACGGCGTTTACGGTGGTGCTCGAAGGGACCGTTGTATCCGCTGGTGCTTATACGCGCATCCTGAATTTCTCAAGCGGCGCAAACACGGTAAGTGGAATTCCAAACTTTAACATTGGAGTTCCGGCAGCGTTTTCCAATAGGCCGTTTATGAATTCGTACATTGTCAGCGCCAACAATGTCGATACATACGTGCCGCTTGCAGGAGCCGTAACAAACGGCGTTTCGTTCAAATTGGCGGCAAGATGCCAAGCAGCTTTGCACCGAATTACGCGAGGTACGGGGCTTTCGGGTTCCTCGTCTTACAACGGATTCCCTGCCGGTCTTGCGAATTTGTATTTCGGAGCAACGGATGGCGCATATCAGACTTCCACCCATTACGCAAGAGTGAAGTTTTTTCCAAGCGGCATTCCAGACGCCCAAATGGACACGCTAGCCACATGATCGACTACTACCTAAAAACGAGCACCGAGGCCGCAATGAAAAACGCGTTTCTTGCCGCCGGCATCGAAGTAACCGGAACCGATGGCGAGGTGGTTACGGTTCATGGTGTGCTTGCGGCCATTGGGTGGTTGGGAGCAATTCCAGGCGCTAGCGGATACCACGTCAACATGAGGGTGTGCGGAAAGCTGCCCGAATCGACGTTGGCCGAGCTTCCGATTTTGAATCCGGCCCCCTCAACGCCGGCGAGGGTTTGGGCATGAGCGAGATTCGGCAGAGCCTTTCGGACACAAACGCCACCTCCGCCGTCATTACGTCGGCAGAGTTTAAGACGCACGCCCGCGTTTACCATTCGCAGGACGATACATATATCGCCACGCTTATCGTCGCCGCTACCCAGGCAATCGAAGCGGAAACGCGGCGGGCGCTTATCAATCGGGAAATGACGCTTACGCTGGAATCGTTTCCGGCCGAAGGTGAAATTGTTCTTCCGCGTTCACCCCTTTGGACCGTGGGCGCAGTTTCTTATAACGACACAAACGGTACGCTCCAAATTTTCGACGCTTCCAAGTACCTCGTTTACAGCGTAAACGGGGTTGGCCGCGTCAAGCTGAAGAGCACCGAATCGTGGCCTAGCACGCTTGCCGTTGGCGGAATGGACGTTTTTGTGACCTTTACCGCCGGCTATGGCGTCACAAGCGCCAGCGTTCCGGCGGCCTTGCGGCATGCCGTTTTGCTCCAAGCAACGCACATGTACGACAACCGAACTCCGGTGGGGCCGACGCAGCTTTACGAGATTCCGCGCACCGTCGAGCGCCTGATCGTGCAGTATCACACGGGGGATTATCAGTAATGAACCCGGGATACATGCGGACGCCGCTTGAAATCCTGACGCCGACCGAGGCGGTAGACACCTACGGCCAATCGACGAGTACCTACACGGTCGGGGACACGGTTTTCGCCGCGATAAACGAGGCGAGCGCGGAGGAGAAGATGAACCACCGCCAAATGAACGCGGTGGTTACGCACCGCATCCGCCTTCGGTGGCATCCTTCCATTACCCACAAGACGCGACTTCGAACCGTCGCAAACCAGGCCGGAATGGCCGTTACTGCCTGGGACGTGGTTTCCGTAATCAATTGGCAAGAGCGCCGGGAATATTTGGATTGCGTCTGCCGACAGGTGATTACTTAATGGCACGCGCCGGCCGCCAATCCAACCTTTCTAGGTACCTCGTCGAGGGTATCCCCGAGATGGAACGCACCATCCGCGACCTGACCCACCGAGACCTGGAGCAAGCGGTATTGGGCGTGCTGGAAGATATTGGTATGCCAACCAGGCGGGCGCTTATCAACTACTACACGGGCCGCACAGGAAAGCACGACGGCGAAAGCCTGAAACGCGCCATGTCGCACCGCTGGTGGAGCAGGAAGCGGCAGCAGGGTTTGCCGGTTGGTTTTACCCGCGTGCTTGCGGCCCGCAAACTGTTTACGGACGGGTTTGGTTTCAAGGTTGCCAAGCTCAAAAGGGGAAGCGGTTTTTTCCTGCGAATCAAGGCGTGGGGTCCGGGGATTCACTTGGTCGAAAAGGGACGCTACAAGAGCAACAAGGGCAACAATTACACCGGGTGGCGTTCGGGTCTTTCGATTCTGAAGCGGTTCGAAAGTTGGGCAATGGGTGCGCTTAACACGCGCATTGGTCCCGCAATCGAAAAAGCGGCGCAGCAGGCGGCGCGTAGGAATGGGGTGCAGCAATGAGCGCGGTAGTTGCAGCCGTTGTACGTGACGCATTGGGCGCTATTTCTAACGTTACTTTGGCTATTGGATCCGGTTCGAGCATGCGGTGCTATGCCGGCTACAGACCCGCTACGCAGCTTCCCGCAATCGTTCTCACCTACGGCGAGGATCGCGACGTAAGCCCGTCGCACCAACGAACGGACAGGGTGCGAAAGTTGGATGTAACCATCGATTGCATTGGTGTGACGCTTTCGTCTTCAAGATCGCTAGCCGAAGCCGTGCGCGTGGGCTTGCATGGGGCCGCCGGCACGGGCCGCGGATCCACACAGGTATTCGAAATCCGCGTTATTTCGTGTTCTACCGAGTTCGATATCGGAGCAGAGGCGACCGAACCCGAAACGCATATCACAACCGTACGGGCCGAGTGCACCTACAGGTCGCCGGCTGTTTCACCCATCACCATTACGGACCCTGGCGGTCCCACCTAAATAGGAGCCTTTCAAATGGCCGCATTCACTTCCTTCGGATCGACGCTCAAGGTTGGTCCCACAACTTCGGGCGCATACCAGGCCCCGACCAACACCGTCGGCGAAATCCTTTCCATGAACGTTGACGGCATTTCCCTTACCGCCGTTGACGTGACCAACATTACCAACCGCCATCGGGTTTTTGTTCCTGGCCTGATCGACAGCGGAAACATCACGCTCGAAGTGAACTTGGACCCCGACGATACCAACGGGCAGAGCGTGATCGTGGATCAGCTCGACAACACCGCCGCCAGCACCGCGCCGGTTGCGCTTTCGTTCCTGGTTGAGTTCGGCAGCAGCGCCAACAAGGGCGCGACCATGTCGGGCATTGGAATCGTTACGCAGTATTCGGCCCGCGCAAGCCTGGACGCTGCCGTAACTGCGTCTATTACGATCAAGTGGAGCGGCGCAATCACCTTCACGGACGTTGACTAATGAGCACGGCAAAGGAACGGCTTCTAGCGCTTCGTGCGGCAGTCCCTTCGGAGACTGTAGAGATCCCCGGCGTCGGTCAGGTTGAAGTACGCGGCCTGACCGCCGCCGGGCGCGACGAATGGGAGCAGCGTATCTACGCCGCACGCGGTCGCACCGTCAAAAACATGCGGGCAAGCCTTGTTTGTATGTGCCTGTTTGAAGACGGAAAGCGCATGTTCGAAGCAAACGAAATCGACGCGGTTGGGGAAATGCCGGCCGCCGTCGTGGATTCTCTTTGGGACGTGGCTAGCAAGCTGAGCGGCTTGGGTAGCAAGGA